GTGCAGCACGGCACCAGCGGTCGGTTGAGATGATATGCCGCGACCACAACTGTATCATGCTGATTCACAACGTTATTTCTACATTGCCGATCAGTCCGAGCACGCGCCAGGTCGATCAGGCGCACCCCCCGGTGGGGCTGGCGGCCCTCACATCCCCTCGACCGGCTGCAGGATAGGAGCCTTACCCATTTTTTATGGAGGACGGAATGAATAGTCGAACTGCTGTTGATCGGGTTATCTCTGTTTTGATGGCTGGTGATGCGCGCCGGGCCACGTTGTTTATCAGTCCGCGTGAGGTTGTGAGCGCGTGTCGGCGTCATCGCAGGAATCGCCGGGACAGGTCTGAGGACTTCGTTTTGAAAGTTGGCGCACCGAATTATGCTGAACGCGCATTCATCGTGTCGTGTCGCAAGGCTGGCGAGCCGTTTCCGCTGAAGAAGGTGCAGGTGAAGTTTTATCCAGCCAAGAAGTGGGCTGCGAAAAAGTGAGCCTTTTGCGCCAACTGCGCCACTGGATTGCGCTGCCGCTGCTGGAGGAAACTATGAGGGCTGCGGAGGTGAAACTTGCGCAGGCTGAGCGCGAGGCTTATGAGTTTGGCCGTGCGGCGGGTTACAACGAAGGTTGGTGGAAACTCTATGGGGACCTGGATCAGACTTTGGCTGAGCGGCGGGCGGTGGTTCACGAGGTGACGCAGGCGGATCTGGATTTGGTTGCGAAGCGCAGGCTGCATTGATGGCCATTCTCGGTAAACCGCTGGCGCCTGGGCAGAAGCGCGTCTGGGATTTGTGGGAACAGAAAAAGTCTCGTCGTGAAATTGCGTCGATTCTTGGTATTTCCATGAGCGTGGTGGACAAAACGTTGAACGTGTGCCGAAAAAAGTTAGGCGTTTTACCTGTGCGTGGCGAGGGGGCTGAACACCGGAGGACGGAGAACACGAACCCGGAGAGGGCTGCGGCGATCATTGACGCGGTGACCGAGCCTGAGGGGTTGCAGAAGTTGAAGGAGGCTTACCGGGAGTGTGGGTTACCGGATAAGATAAATGAGTCGTTGATACGGCGGTTGAAGATCAAATATTTCGGAGCGGTGACCGAGACTCGCGCCCTGAAGACGGGCGAGATTCTGGACATCATCAACAAAAAAATTCATCACGCATCGCTCTATCTGGATGACAAGAGTTTGGGGGAAGCGAGTGCGCGGGATCTGATGTTGGGCATGAGCGCGCTGGTTGAGAAGCGGCAGTTACTACGCGGGGAGCCGACGCAGATTATTTCAGATCACGAGAGGAAGAAGCTGCACGAGCTGCTGCCGGATTTGGTGAGGGAAGCGCAGCGGCGGGGGATTACGGTTGAGGGTCAGGTTATGGAGAAAACGCTCGGGCCATGAACCTGTCGCAGTTAAGAGCAGATTCGCTGCAGGCGCTACCCGATGAGGCGCTGCGGGATTATGTTCTGCAGGCGTTAAGGATCACCGAGGAAGACCGCAAGCAGAATCAGATTTTATTCTACCAGCCGGCGTCCCCCAAGGCTCAGATCGTCCACGATTGCAAGGCGAAGACGATTGGGATTGGCGGGGGCAACGGCAGCTCAAAAAGTGAAACAGCGCTGGTTGAAATGGTGATGTGTGCAACCGGCATGTTCCCGGTTTCGCAGCGGCATTTGATCGCACAAAAGTTCCGCGGCCCGATTGCCTGTCGCCTCGTGGTCGAATCGCTCACGACAACGTTAGAGCCGATCATCCTGCCGAAACTCATGCACTGGCGCTGGACGGGTGTCGATGCGCAAGGTGGCGCCAGAGGGCATTGGGGATGGATACCCAAGCAATCTTTAATAGATGGCGAGTGGGACCGCTCGTGGTCGGCGAAGTTGCGCATGCTGCGGCTCATATGCCGTGATCCGCAGGACACGGACAGAATTTTGGGGGAATCGACCATTCAGTGCATGTCGGTGGATCAGGACCCTACCGATTTTGCGTCAGGCGACTTTCATTTTGTTCTGCACGATGAGCCGCCGAGCCTTGCGATATGGCGAGAGAACGAAGCGCGTACCATGCGCGTTGACGGCCGCATGATACTCGCGATGACCTGGCCGGATGATCCGAGCATTAATGTTGATTGGCTGTACAACGAAGTCTACGAGCCGGGACGTTCCGGCAATGACCCGCAGATCGCGTGGTTCGAGCTGTGGACAACCGAGAACAAAAACCTGAAGCAGGAGGCTGTTGCCGCCCAGGCCGCGAAGTGGTCGAACGAAATCTCAGGCGTGCGGATTTACGGCCGGCCGATCCGGTTCTCGAATCGCATACACCCGGAATTCACGGACAACACGAAAACCTGGTGCTTCCGGTGCGATAAGTCGATTATCCCGGTCCCAGCCGAACTCACTGTTGCGGGCATCGAGCCCGCGCTCGTTTGTCCTGAATGTGCATCGGCCAATATCGTTGAGTTCAATCATGTGCAGGAGTTCGAGGTCGGACACGCATGGCCCACGGTGTTTCTGCTGGACCCACACCCGCGAAAGCCGCATGCCTTCATGTGGGTGCAGATAACGCCATCCGATGATTGGCAGGTCATCGCTGATGGCGAGTGCGAGGGTGACTGCACCGATGTACGCAAGCAGTGCGATGACACCGAGCGCGAATTCGGTTTGAGCGTTGCCCAACGGATCATGGATCCGAACATGGGCGCATCCCCCTCAGGGCAAAAGCGTGAGCTGACATGGCAATCCGAATTTGCGGATGCAGGCTTGTCCTGCGAGTTGGCGGACGATTCAGGAGTCGGGCGGGCGCGGGTGAACACCATGTTGAAACCGGACCCGCACACCCTGCACCCGAGATTGATCATTCATCCGCGTTGCAAGCGGGTGTTGTACCAGTTGCCGCGGTTCGTGTGGGATAATTTCTCGACGCGGGTTGACAAGGATGTGAAGCAAACACCGAAGGCGAAATACGATGATTACCCGGCATTGCTCCGGTATCTGGCGAACTCTGAACCGCAATTCCGGTTCTTAAAGGACGGCGCACCCATTATCAATACACGCAGAGGAATGATCTATGGCCAAGAACGCAGGCATCGGGCTTAGTCCGGTGAAATCTCAGGCGGCGCAGGAGCGGCGCTGGCGCGCGGAATCTGACCTGAGGACGCTGAAGGAGGCCGAGCAAATCAAGGCCGATCGCGGCCGGTTGACCGATGCAAAGCGTATGGCCGTGGTCGAAGTCAAGGCGCTACGCCGCGTCTCAGGCAAACGATGAGCACCAGCATAACCTGCGACGGATGCGGCAAGCCGATTGACGGCAAGCCGGTCGTGATCGGAGTTATCATCAAACGCGACTACCACGCCGCATCCTGCGCGGTGGTGGCACAAAGATTCGTGGATACCGAGGAAGCCTTGCGAGTATCCGTGCATGAGAAGTTCATCGCGGAGCGCGAGTTGTTGATATCGAAACTCTCTGAAGGCGGGTTTAAATTGCCCGATGTGGAATGACGCATAAAATCGGCGGCTGCTGCTCAAAGTGCGACACGCCATGCTTCGAGGTGGTGCAGGTGTTCGACAGCACCGAAGAACGCGCGGGGGAGCCGAAGAAACTTGGCGCACCATTGCCGGATTCCGTGCGCGTCACGTTCCTGCTCTATGATGGAACACAATGCGACCTCACCTTTTGCGGCAGTTGCGCGCAGGAATTGTGCCCGGCGTGGTATGTCGGGTTGTGGAAGAAGTGCATCAATTCATGGGTGCGCGAACTCGACAGGAAACCGGAAGCAGCGCGCCGCCCTGGCTGGCTCTACAAACAATTTTACAACGGGCTGCTCGCGGAAGTAAGGCGGGTTAGCTGGAAGGACATGATCGATGCCTAACGACATGAGCGAAAGCGTGCGGATTGCGCGCACCAGGAAACGCGCCAGCACCTTCAAGTTTGACAAGGCGGCCGTTGCCGAGCGGATCAGGACTTTTTATGACAAGGACCAGCATGATCGTTCGCTGGATATCGATGCGCGTCTGCAGCGGTATGCCAAATTCCGCATGTGGCGCGATGGCGGGCACGGACCATGGGAAGGTTCGACGGATTCCGCGATCCCCGACATGATGACCGCCAGCATGCGCATGCAGGACACGCTCCACAACGCTCTGATGAGCCAGCGCCCGCCGATTGCGCCCAAGGCGTGCAAGAAGTCGGATGCGGATAAGGAAGAGGCCGTAAGCCATTTGATCGACTATCAAGTGTTTGTCGAGCAGCCAGGCGAGGACACCATCGGGCAATTGATCGATGATTTTGTCAACGAAGGA